CAGCATGCTCCTGATAAAGTCGGCCGGGACTGTGACAGCGAGAGCGGGCAGGTTCCCGCCCATCCCCGGCATAAGGCAGGGCACTATCTGACCCAGCATTTGCGCGATTGCGGTTCGGATCTCCTGCTCGGTCGTGTTGATGGTCGCGCGAACATCGGCCCTCAATTCCAGGAAAGCCGGATCGGTATCGGCCACCAGTGCAAGTTGCTCTTTCGTAAGCTCCATGTTTCTCCTTTTAGCCGGGTACTCGCTTCGAACGCTCGACGTTGCCCTGAATCGCTGTGCTGATCGCCGATTTATGGACCTGGACGAGCGCCTGCCGCACGCGCATCTCGACTAGGTTCGGATCGGTGCCCCGCGCGTCGATGGTGTAGTACGCGGTATTGCCGCCGCCTTCCGTTCTCCGCGATCCCTGATCGGCCGCGAGGTTACCCGGCATAAATGTTTCCGCTCCGCGCTCGCCCACGATGTAGGAATCGCCAGCGGAGACGCTCCCACCATCCGCCCGCGGCGTCAACTGCTTGGGCGAGGCCGTAGGGAGATTGCCGACTTTCCCTTTGCCGCCGTCCGTGAATGCGTTCATCCTAGCCGAGCTGAATGGCTTGGGGCCTATGCCCGGAATTTTGATGCCCTCAGGAAGCATCCCGGCGCGCGCCATGCGCTTGGTGGTTTCATGGTCGATGATGTGGCCGGCGGTTCCAGATCGGAAGAGCTCAGGTCCGCGCTCGCCTACCAGATAGTGCTTGCCAGTTCTGACCGGACCTCCGGTAGCCAGGCCGCCGCCGAAATCGCCGCTGTCCGGGACACTGCTCCCGCCGCCATACGGCCCCATGTCGTAATGAACATTCTCGCTGGCGCTCCCTCCGCCTCCAGAACTGCCACCACCTACGCCGCTCAGATTCGGAATTGGAAGACCGAAGGCGCCGGCTACCGTTGATGCGATTCCACTGATTATGCCGCCTGCTTTCTGCAGTCCGTTAGGGCCTGCGGGTTTGGCCATGTTCGGCCCGAAATCGATCGGCTTACTCTGTGCGCCGCTCTGCGACATCACCACATAGAACGGATTGCCTCTCGTGCCGTCAGCCCGGTTCAGCGCTATATAGACTCCAAACGGGTTTCCCGCGCTTCCATCCGGTTTCCCGATGGCGCCGCCGCTTTTTGATTTTCCAACATGGAACAATTTTTCGAGCAGCGTGACTCCAACATTTCCCGCGGCACCCAGCGCGCCGCCGTCCCGATAGCCATCTGAACCAGCCCGGAACACTTCATCCCATGGTCCTCCGCTAGATTGTCCGGTTCCAGCAAGAGTATCTCCGTTGCCCACGATGTCGCCTACCTGTCCGGAACCGGGCGCGCCAATACTCCCGTTGGCCGAAACCACATAGAAGGGATTGCTTCGTGAGCCGTCCGCCTTAGCGCCCGAACCGCCAAGCTTACCGAGACCGGTTTGAAGAAGGCTCTTGATGGAATCCTGGACCATCTTGTGCCCGATGCTTTTGAACATCTCGCCCCAATGGGTTTTCTCACCAGTTAGCAGATTGGCAAGCTCTTCCGAGCTCTTATCGAGCGCCGAGTGCAGGGCGTCGTAAATGATGGTCGACGCTTTCTCTGCACTCTGCTGCATGTCCAGGAAGAATGCGTGTACTCCGTCCTTGAGGCTGCCCATTTGGAGCGCCTGCTCGGCCAAGATGTGAAGTCGCTCGTTTTCAAGATCACGCAAGGCGGTCTCGATCCCGACGGTATCGCCCTCAATCGCCTTCTGCTCTTGCAGTTTGGCCGTCAGCCTCGAAATGCGATCGAGCGCGTCTGAATAGTGCGTCGCCATTTTAGCGGCCTCTTCAGTGACTTGCTCCTGGTACTTCGCTTCGTCCTCTGTTCGCGCCTTCTGGATAACTGATGCATCTGCGGAAACGCCGAGATCGCGCTGCATTGCAGCATATTTGTTTTCAAGCCCGGCTTTCCGTACCGCATCGGCGCCTTTGAACATGGCCGCAGTCAATCGCTCTGTAGCCGCGGTCTCTTCATCGAGCTTCGCCACCTGGCTAGCAATCCGCTTATCGCGCTCGGCTGTGTATTGAAGGACTTCGGCCTGAGCCAACTTCTTGGCTGCGTCCGCCGTATTGTTGAGAGCGATGGCTTTTAATCTGTAAGCCAATTCCACCAGGCGAACGGCTTCCGCGCCCTGCGCCTGAACCTTGGCGAGAGATTTTTCGAGTTCGATCTGCTGTTGGAGCGCGTACACGGCTTTGCCGGTCTGCTCGGCGTGCTGGCTGTCATATTCGGTCCCGAACTGCTTGCGGAGCGCGTCAACCTGCTGGCCATGAGTGACGCCAGGGGTGTCTGACTGCTGAGATTCCCACTCCTTGTCCCCGTACATCCCCTTGGGAACAGCGGCCATGACGCTGGTTTCGACACTGGCGCGCCGCGCGGCCTCATAGCCCTTCCCGATAGCGTCTGTTAAGAGCTTCTGAGATTTGATTCGATTCTCGATGGAGTCGTTAGTCGAATCGATTTTACTTTTCCATGCCGATTCGGCCTCGGCGGTGGAGATCGCGAGTTCCTTCGCCCGGATCTGATCTTCCTGATTCTTGGTCAGCTTTGTATGGTGCTCTTCGAGCGCCTTATTGATTTCGGCAATTGCCTTAGTGGCTTCCGCAAAAGACTTCGCCAGCACTTCGGCCCCCGCGCCTTCGCCGATCGCCGCCATTCTCGCCGTGATGCCCGATAGCTGCGCATCGAGAGCCTTCATGCGATCTTCGAATGGGCGTCCGAGCGCAGCGTTGGCCGCGCCCTGACCTAGAACATTCTTTTGACGGCTGAGCGTCTCGTTCGCGACCGTCTGCGAATGGATATCCTTGGCGTAATTCAAATCCTCCAGCCGCTTTTGTGATTCGATGATGTTCAGCGTTTGATCAGGCGCCGTCCGATTGGTTGCTATGATCTGCCCGGGCTTACGGTCGCCTGGATTCTTTAGGTCGTAAGCTTTTTCGCGATCAGCCTGCGACGCGGTTCCCTGGTGGATTTTCTGCTGGAGCTCAGCGAGTTCCAGCAATCGTTCCTGCTTCTTTATTTCGGCATCCAGGGCAGCCGAAACTTTTGCGTTCCAGGCGTCCTGAGCGGCGCGGGTCTGCGTCTGCTTTTGATCTTTGGCAGCTTGGTCGGCAGCCGTGGCTGTGCGCACGGCAGCCAGACCTTCGGCGTTGATTCGCGCCATGTCAGCCGCGAACTTTTCTTGCGCTTCGGTATTTCCGCCGGTGGATTGACGCCCGGTGAACAAACCGTTAAAGAAGCCGACCTCGTTCTTCTTCATTACCTCGCTAATCTTCTGAAGATCGTTATCGAGGGCATCAGCGAGTTTGTCGGCGGCGACGCGAGCTTCGGCTAAGGTGAGGGTCAGGAAATTCTCGCGACGGCCGAGAAGCTTATCGATGTCATTCTGCAGGCGAGCATTTGCAACTGCGAGCTCGTCGCTGGTCTGGCGTAGCGGAGCATTCACTTCCCGGAAGGCGTTGCTCATCCGCTCGGGCGCGGTTTTCAACTGTTCTAGAAAGTTGTTGGCTTCCTCGCCTAACTTCACTAGAATTCCAGCGAAGGCGATAGCGCCGACGACGGGGAAGGCCGCTTGCAATGCAGGCCCGAGCCCCAGCACATTCGCGGTGAAGCGTTCGGCAGCGCGCAAATTATTGGTAATGCCGCCCTCCAAAACTCTTAATGCTCCGCTTGTTGCTTGAACGCCGGTGACGGTGCCGTGCATGTCCGAGCCCATACGACGGGCCGCGGCGCCGAAGTCCACGACGCGCGCTTTCGCGCGGTCCATGTCGGATATAAATTGCGCTTGTCCGCTCGACAGCGTAATGACGATTTGGCCGGCTTTTTTTGATGCCATTGTTATGCTACCTCTCCCTGTGGGAACGATTCAGTAACGGTTTCTCTTAAGCTTTCGGCGAATGCATCGACCGCGGCTTCCGCCGAAGCGTCGAAGGCCGGGCGCATGAATGGATGCATCGGAACTTCACCGAGTGGTTTCTTGCCGGGCTTGTGGCCGACAAGGACGTGACCGTACTCGACCCACGCAGCAATCGCCCCATTTTTTCCGAAGCCCACTTCTGCAACGCCGCCGCGGAATTGCGAATCGAGTTGGGTATCGATCATGAGCGATTCGCGGAGTTCGCCCGTATCGAGCAGGCCGCCGGTATCTTCGGCCTTTACCGGTGTCCGGATCTCAACTGCATCCGCGATCACGTTGGCGCCGGCTTGGAGCGCTTTTAGATAGCCGCGCGCGACGATCGTGCGCGGCGCTTCATCAAGCATTTTTACGACCTCGTCTAGGCCTTCGACTGTGACGCTAAAATCAGGCATGAGTTTTCCCTTTGAAAAGTGCCGGGCGCGCATTCTCCCAAACGCGCCCGGATGGCTGAAACTAATTCACAAGCCGCGACGTTTCTAAAGCGTCGACGGCACCCTGGACGGCCTCCGTTAATCCTGCGAGAACTTTGTCTTTGTTCTTCGGCAGCATCAAACGGGCCAGATCGGACGCGTCAATGTCCGGGCACGCCGTAAGCACCATGGCGCGAAGGTCAGAACGCGAAATATGATCCAAGGCAAAAGCGGTGCGCCAGAAATCCCCACCTGGCGCATGCTGAGCAAAACGAATTGGAGCAAAGGGCGACGCGAGAGTGAGATAACAGCTCGCGTCGTCCAGTTCGACTTCAGCCAATGCGGTATACATTTGCGGTTACCCATTGGCCTAGTAAACGTTCTGCAGTACCTTCACCGCTCCGCCGCCGCCGTCGATTAGGTTGGCGTCCATGCGGTGGAACATTAAGTAGCCCACGAGTCCCTGGTCCACGAATCTCTCTTCAGAACGGAGGATTGTAGGCCTTACGCGGCGGATTTTATAAGCGGAGAAATCACCGAAGGCTAAAACCTTCCGCGTGACGGGCGGGCTGCCAGCCTGCGCCTGGAGTTGATCCATGTCCGGATTGAGCGCGACTGGATAATTGTTGATCGTATCCACTCCGCCACCCTGAAGGCCAGGAAAAACTGGGCGCCCCTGTTTATCCTTCACGTTCCTCATAGATGCAAGCGTGTTCGGATGCATCATGTAATGCGCGCCGCGGCGGTAGGCCGGATCCACCGATTTTTCAAGCGTGGTAGTGTCGTCAGTGCCAATTGTGTTGGCGCCAGAGCTCGAATCGTTCGTCCCAGCACCCACTGCGGTTCCTGCGACAGCGGCCTGCGTGATGATCCCATAGGGCTCGGTAGTTCCGACGCCATTCGTGAGCTTGGGATGGACAGC